CCGGTGGCCGCGTCCCGGGTCACGCCACGCACCTGCAGCGTGATGCGCCGGTCCATGCGCTCGGCCGGCAGGCGCGGGGTCATGCGTACAGCCTCAGCGGGTCCAGGATGCGCACCAGGTACTGNTTCGCCTCNACCGCGCGCTGNGCNGTCAGGGTCGGGNTGTCGATCATCAGNACCACCAGGGCCTTGATGAACAGCTTNGCGCAGGCCGGCACCTGGTCNGGCGTCTCAGCGCCGGCCGTGGCGTCGATGCGCACGCGGTGGCCGACAGCCTTCTCGGGCAGCTCGGGCCAGTCGGTGTTGAGTGCCGGGGCCAGCTCGAAGCCCTGGCCGCTGGCGTCCCAGGCGTAGGCCGATGGGTCCAGCACCACGAAGGCCGAGCCGTTCCAGTAGCTGACGGCCACCGCGCTGGGGCGGTAGACCGGCAGCACTTCGCCAGCGCACGGCCAGTCGGCCAGCTCGGCGCGCAGCACCTGCTGCATGAGGCGCCGGCCGGCCAGGTGTTCGCAATACTCGCGCGCCGCCGGGATGTGCCCGGCCACGATCTCACCCCACGCCTCGACGTCATCGAGCCGGGCAGCCGCCATGGCTTCGGCCACGGTGACGGGCTCGGATTCCGGCGGGGTGATGATGAGCATGGGTCAGGCCTTGGTGCGGCGCTTGGGCGCGGCGTCCTTGTTCTCGGGCGCAGCAGGCTCGGCCTTGCCGGGCTCGGTGGCCCAGCCCTCGGCCAGCGATACCTCGGCGCAGTCGGCGTCGACCTCGACCGGCTCGGGGCTGGCCGGGTACTCCAGGCGCTCGTAGCCGCGTCGATACCAGACCACCGGCTGCGTGAAGATGATGGTGGGCATGTGGCGATTCCTAAAAACCAGGGTACTCAGAGAGGATCTGACGCGCCCACGAAACAAGGTCTTGCACTCGCTGGCCGGCCGGCTGCGACTTAACCCACAACTCAAGGTTTTCGGGCCTGTTGTCGGTCTTGATGCCGTTCAGGTGGTGCACGCTTTCAATTGTCTTTAGCGGCCTGCCGAGCACCTCAGACACGACGCTTCGGTGCTGGTAGACGTAGCTGTTCGGGGATGCGTTTGGGTCGCCCGGCGCGTAGCGCCAAACGTAGCCCGTAGAGCAGACATGCCACTCGTTCTTGCCTCGAGCGTGCCACTTGTACTTGGCCTTGCTGTGGTCCCCATACTTCCTGAAAAGCGAGTAGTGGCCCGAGCACAAACACTTGGCGACTGGCTTCTTCTCGCACCCATCGGCAGCGCACTTTTCTGGCCGCGCTGTATAGGGCGCACTACCTGCTAACGGGTCGCCGTACTTCCTGTTCCGTTCGTAGTGCGCGTGGCACCAACCCCCACTTTTGTAGGCGTTGGTGCAGCCTTCAATGCGGCATTGCTTTTTCGCTCTTCATGGTCCCGCCGTCGTGAAACAGACGGGACCATTTTAGCGTTAAGATGCAGCAATTTTAAGCAGCTTAATTGCCTGCGTGTTGCGCAGCTTGCCGCCCACGCGCTTGCGCACGTAGAACTTGACGAAGCCCGGGGCGGTGATCTCGTCGCGGGTCATGCGCATGCCCACGCGGTCGGCGATCAGGTAGCCCTCGCGGAAGTCGCCGAAGGCCAGCGGGAACGCGCCGGCGCCGACTGCGGGCATGTCTTCCGCCTCGGTGATGGCGTAGCCCATGAACGTCGCCGGCTGGCCCTGGATCAGCGAGGGCTGCCACAGGTACTGGTTCTGGCTGTCCTTGTACTTGCGCATGGCGGCCAGGATCAGCTTGTTCGTGACCCAGCGAGCGTTGGCGCGGTAGCGCGAGCGCAGCGAGTAGATCAGGTCGTAGAAGATGTCCGCCGTGGTGGGCAGGGCCGCAGCCTGGCCGCTGGCCACGTACTGCAGCGTCCCGAAGGCGCGCGAAGCGTCAGCGGTGGCCACAGGCGTGGGGCCTGCCAGGAAGCCGGTGGGCTTGTTGGTGCCGTTGCCGGACACGAAGGCCACGCCCTCGCCCTGCGCGATGGCCTCGGCCGCCGACATGATGAGCCACTGCTCGACGTTGAAGAACAGGTCGTCCAGCGACTCTTCCGTCGCCTGCGGCTTGGCCGACGCCATGCCGAAGGTCGGCGTGATCTCGGCCAGGTCGGGCGTGTTGGTCTGGCTGCGCGTGCCGCCTTCAGCCACCCACTCGAAGGCCGCGCCGTTCACGTCGAACAGCTCCTTGTAGTCGGGGCTGCCGACAGTGCGCACCGTGGCGATCTGGCGGATGGGGCTGATGTCGACCGACAGGCGGGCGATGGCGCGCTCAATGACCTCGGGCAGCGCGAAGCCGCCGGCCGAGCCGGTGCTGGTCACGGTCTGCGCGGCGCGGGTCTCGAAGCCGTCGTCGTCGCCGTGCGCGCGGGTCTCGACCTGGCGCAGGGCCTTGGCACGCTGCTGCAGCGCGGCGCGGCGCTCGTGGTCGCTCGGGTTGCGCACCCAGTTTAGGAACGCCGACTTGTAGGCCAGGGCCTCGGCGCTCTCGCGCTGCTCGCCGTCGTTGCCGCCGGCCAGCACGCCGGGGCGGGCCAGCTTGGTCTCGACCTTTTCCAGCTTGGCCTTCATCTCGGTCAGGCTGTTCAGGTCTTCGTCCATCTTGGCCAGCTTGGACTCGATCAGCGGATCGGCTGCGCCCTTGCTCTTCAGCTCCGCCAGGCGCTGGTCGTTGGTCTTCTTGTATTCCTCGAAGGCCAAGCCGATCTTGTCGATGGTCTCGCCGATCTTCTTCAGGTCGGGAGCCTCGCGCTTTTCGTAGGCGCCCAGGGCTTGCGCCTTGGCAGCGAAGGCGGCGTGGTCGATGGCCATCAGCGAAGCGGCGGCCAGCAGGGAACGGTTCATCTTGGACATGGTGTTTCTTTCAGGAAGTGGTGGTGAGGGAACTCAGCAGCTTTTCGGCTGCAGTCATTGCCGCAGCCGCCCCAGGAACGTCCCGTTCCTCCAGTGCGATGCGTTTGACCTGGGCCACAAAAGCCCGGGCCGTTTCTGCTGAGAGCCCCGCGTCCCGAAGGGCCCTCTCAGCGTCTCGAAGACTGGCCATAGCGCCCACGTCGGCGTTCTTTACGCCGGTGATGCGGGCCTTCGTCATTGGCCGGGAAGGTGACAAGCGACACCTCCCACAGGTCGATCTCGGTGAGCGTGCGCACCTCGGTCTCGCGGTCGTAGGCCCACTGCTTGGAAACGAAGCCGATGGACAGGCCGTTGAGCGCGCCCATCTTCAGCAGGGCGTGGGCTTCCTTGCCCTTGGCGGTGTCCAGGGCCAGCTTGCCGGTGATGCGCAGGCCCTTCTCGTCCTCGGTCATGCCGGTCCAGATGCCGATNGGCTGGCCGGCGTCGTGCTGCCACAGCATCGCGGGCATCGTGCCGGCGGCCTTGTGNGCGNCCAGGGACGCCATGAACGCGCCCTTGGCGATCACGTCGTCGTAGTTGTCGCGNACGCCGAACACCGAGCCGTAGCCCTCGACGCTGCCGTCGTCGCCCGCGGCCTTGATCTGCAGCGCGTAAGCGCGCGTCTCGCGCCCGCCCGCAGCCTCGCGCAGCTCAAGCCGGCGGGGCGTCGTCTTCATCTTCGGCGCCATCTGTGGCTCCTTCGTCCGAGCCGTTGCCCATGTTCATGGGCGTCAGCGGTTTGTCCAGGCCTGGCAGCGGGTCCTTGCCGTCTTCGTCGCGCAGCTCGTTGCGGGTGTAGATGCCCATCTCGGCCATCGTGCGAGCCCACTGCGCGCGATCCTTCAGCGCACCGGCCACCAAGTAGCGGGTGTCGAACTCGGCCCACAGCGGGCCGCTGCCGTCCAGCAGGAACTCGTCCAGGCGCTGCGTCCAGGCTTCGTGCCAGGGCGCCAGCGTGTGCACGCGGTGCGCGGCGAAGAACGCCTCGGCGCTGGCGAACGTGCTGGCCTTGTCGTTGTGCCCGACCATGATGGGGAACACCCCGTAGGCCCGGCAGATTTCCTCCACCTGCAGTCGCCGCGTCTCGACGTGCTGCGCGTCCACGCCGCTCATCGCGGTGCTGAACCACTTCGCCGCCCGGTCCAGGATCAGCGGCAGGCCGGTGCGGTGCACGCCGGCCGACTGCTTGGCCAGGACAGCCTGAAGCCGCTCGTGCTGCTCGGGGCTCAGGTTGCCCTCGACGCTGTAGACCCCGCTGGGCCGCACGCCGTTGGCATGGAACGCCGCGTGCGACTTCTCGGCGGCCATCGCCAGGCCGACAGCGCCCGACACCAGGCGCACAGCGTTCAGGGCGCCGATCCAGTCCCACTGCAGCGCGTGCAGCACGAACACGTCGTCGGGCTCGAAGTCGCCCAGCGTGCCCCACTCGTCCCAGCAGCGGTATCGCACCTCGTAGCGCGAGATGCGCCGCACGTCCCAGTTGCCGGGCATGACCGGGATCAGCTCGCGGGTGCGGCGGTTGTCGCCGCGCACCTTGATAGACAGGCCTGCGCCGGTCAGGGCCGCGTGCATGGTCATCATGCGGCGCCACTCGAAGCTGGTCTGCCACTGGTTTGGGCGGCGGGCCAGCAGCCGGTACTCGGGGATGTTCAGCGCCATCTGGCGCGGCTGGCCCTTGGACTCGCGGTAGACGTGAATCTTCGGCGTGGCGCAGCCGTCGGCGATGACCTTCACGCAGGCCAGCACCGTGGCCACCTGCAGCGCGGTCTTGTCGTTGACGGCCAGGCCAGCGATCTGCCGGCCCTCCATGCCGTCGATCATGCTGGCGATCTGGTCGTAGCTGAGCTGGGTGGCCCGCTTCTCCAGCCCCAGCGCCTGCTTCCACCAGGTCATGCAGTCGCCCCGGCCACTTCGGGGGCGTCCCACCACGAACGGCCGCCAGCCGACGCCACCGGGTTCATTCCCATCAGCGTCAGCGCATCGAACAGCGCCATCAGCGGGTCGATCTTGGCGCTGCCGCTTACCTGCTTGGTGATGGTGATGGCGTTGCCCTTGGGCTCGGCCTTCGCGTTGCCCACACTCCAGGCCATCAGGGGCCGCGCGCCGTGCACCAGCTCGCGGCCAGCCAGCTTGCGCTCTGCGGTCTTGATGGCGCCGTTCATCCGCCAGCCCTGCGACACGCCGATGATGTGATCCATGGTGAACCCCCGGTCTTCTGTGGTCAGTTCGTCCACGATCTCGCTGATGCCAGCGGTGTCCACGCCCACAGCAGCCTTCTCAGGCAGCAAGCCGGTCTCTTTCACCCGGCACAGCACNTCGCACAGCGCGCGCACGTCGTC